GGAAGCGGCGCTAGAGCGCCCGGATTACATCCCCGAGAAGTTCTGGTCTGATACGGATGGGCCGGATATCGAGAACCTGGCCAAGAGCTACAAGGAGCTGGAGAGCAAGTTCCGCGCAGGCAAGCACAAGGCCCCGGACGAATACGACCTCACCGATCTGAAGCTGAAGCCGGACGATCCCGTCGTCGCCAGCTATACGGAATGGGCAAAGGAAAACGGCGTCAGTCAGGAAGCCTTCGAAACCCTGGCCAACAAGATTATCGAGATTTCGGGCGGTGTCGCCGAGCAGCAGGAATTCGACCAGAAGGCGGAGCTGGAAAAGCTCGGCCCGAACGCCACCGACATCATCAAGTCCAACAAGAACTGGCAACAGGGACTAAAGCATAAGGGGATATTCTCCGATGCCGACATGGAGGAGCTGCACGCCTGGGGCTTTACCGCTGACGGGCAGAAGCTGATCCAGAAGATGCGCAACCTGATGGGCGAGAAGGTCACGGTGCCGCTCTCAGTACCCGAGGCAATGGGCGACACTACGCTCGAAGACCTCTATGGCCTGGTTCGTGATCCGCGCTATAAGGAAGAGCCCGCCTTCCGCAAGGATGTCGAGCGGAAGTTCGAGCAGTTCCACTCTGGCGCAAGATAATGTTGGACAGAAGAAAAAGGGTGCGATAGGGGGCATGTAACCGATAACGCTGCCTGCGCCGGTTTGAGTCCGCTAAAGCGGACGAGCGGACGTAACTCCGCCAAAGCCGGGGCCGAGGTCACCTCGAAAACCCTGGGGCAACCCAGAGATTTAAGAGGACAACATGGCAGTCAATCTTTCCGACAGTTATGTCACTCTCTTTGACGCCGAGGTTCACCAAGTCTACCAGGCCACGGCGCAGTTGAGAGGCACGGTTCGCACCCGCTCGGGTGTCAACCAGTCAACTTACCAATTCCCGAAACTCGGCAAGGGCGTCGCATCCGTTCGGACGCCGCAAAGTGATGTCGTTCCGATGGCGGCGGATTGGACAAACGTGTCCGTCACCATGACCGACTACATCGCCGCCGAATACAGCGACATCTTCCAGCAGTCTAAAGTCAACTTCCAGGAGCGCCAGGAGCTGGCGCAAATGGTCGGTGGCGCAATCGCACGCCGCGAAGATCAGATCGTTATCGATGCGATGGTCGCGGCAACGCCTGGCACATCAGTCGCCAACTCAGTCGGTGGTTCGGCTACCGATATGAACTTGGCGAAAATGAGAACCGCTGCGGCGGCTCTCTCTGCACTCAACGTGCCGCAGGGTGATCGTTACATGGCCATGCACGCCAACTCGCTTGAAGCTCTCTTGAGTGAGACCAGCGTGACGAGTTCCGATTTCATTGGCTCGGCTCAGACGCCGCTCGTTGATGGGGCGCTCGGATACTACATGGGCTTCAACATCATCGTGATGGGTACGCGGGATGAGGGCGGCCTTGCCATCGACGGCTCCTCGGATCGCACGGCCTTTGCCTGGCACAAGTCGGCAGTCGGTCTGGCTATCGCGTTGGCTCAAAAAACGGCCATCGACTACATCCCGGAAAAAACGTCCTGGCTCGTCGCCGGTCATCTCTCGGCAGGTGCCGGTATCATCGACACTAACGGCCTGGTCGAAATCACTTGTCGTGAAGCATAGGAGGTTTTGAAATGGCTTTTTCAAGAACTGGATGGGGTCCAATCGGCGGTCAGTCGCGGAAAGGGACTCAGCCTCAGATCTGGAGTTACGGCACCACCGACGCGCAGACAGTTGTGCGGGTGGCGGCCTACTTCAATGATGTGTCCGATGATGTTCAAGTCGGTGATCTGATCTATTCGTGGGCTTCGTCGGGTGGGACGGCAACCGCTTCCCATCACGTTGTCGTTTCCAACGCGAGTGGAGTCGTCGACGTCGCGGATGCGGTTGTTATCGCGGTAACAGACTCCGACTGATGACGATGACATAGGTGTGGGGGCTTCGGCCCTCACCCTTACCTTTCCATGCGTAGCGAGGTTCTAAATGGCGGCTGGCGACACCGATGTATCCATCGCTAATCGTGCGCTTCTACTCCTCGGCCACGATAGCATCTCTTCCTTTACCGATGGATCAGCGGCGGCGTCAGCCGTCAGCCAGCTCTACCCCGAGACGCGCGACGTATGTCTCGGGCTCTATCCGTGGTCCTTCACGATCAACAAGATCCAGCTCGCGAAAGACACCGCCACGCCGGTCAGCGAGTGGGATTATCAATTCACCTTGCCCGCCGACATGCTTACGGGCGTTCCACGCGCGGTGCATGCCAGCGCCACGACACGCGCGCTGTTCAAAGATTTTGAAATCAACCGGGCGGCTGACGGGCTGGCGAAACTGTTCACTAACGCAACTACGATCTATATCGATTATCAGGCGCAGACCGGCGAGGACCGCTTCCCACAATATTTTGTGCAGCTCCTCACCTACCAGGTCGCGGCCATTCTCGCTGAGGTCATAACCGACCAGATCACCAAGGCAGCGCACTGGCACCAGGTCGCGCTCGGCCCGCCCAGCGAAAACGGTCGCGGCGGTTTTTTCCGCCAAGCTGCAAACATGGATAGCGCCGGTCGCCCGTCAGAGATTATTGCCGAGTATATGCTCACAGATGTGAGGTGAGCGGATGAGCAGGCTCGCTCAGATTCAAAGCTCGTTCACGGTAGGCGAAATGGACCCCCTGCTCCGGGCGCGGGTAGATCTTCAGCAGTATTATCAAGGTTTGGACCGGGCGAAGAACGTCGTGATACAGCCGCAGGGCGGATTTACCCGGCGGCCTGGCCTGCGCTTCTTGCTGGAAATTCCCTCCGCCGCCGCGCCGCAATCCGGCTGCCGCCTGGTGCCGTTCGAGGTGTCGACGACACAAAGTTTCATGTTCGTCTTCGCCCATAACCGCGCCTACATCTATGCCGACCAGGTGCTCATGACCAACATCAACGGCAGCGGCAACGATTACCTGGCGACATCGATAGGTTCAGCCAACATTCCGACCATGTACTGGACGCAGAGCATGGACACGCTGATCGTCGTCGACGAGGATTTAGCGCCGATCAAGATAGTTCGCGGGGCGGACAATTCGACATGGACGATCTCGACGATAACTTTCGATGACACGCCGCGCCACGCCTTCGATGTTGTGACATACACGCCAATCGGCTCGATCACGCCGTCCTCGACCACCGCCGACAACATCACCTTGACCCACGACCAGGGCGGCAACGTCACAGGGACGGCGCAGGCGGGCGCGAACGGCACGATCACCTTGAATAGCGGTGCATCAGCCACCGACGATCTTTTCAATGGGCGCTATGTGACCATCACCGCGAACACTGGTGTCGGCCAGTCGCGCTTGATCTCTGACTATGTCGGTTCCACCAAGGTGGCATCGATTACGCCGAATTGGGATACCAATCCCGACAGCACCAGCACCTTCAAAATCATAGGCTTCGCCTCTCCCGCAGTGGGCCAATACGTCAACGACGTAGAGGGGTTCGGCAGGGCGCGGATCGTCAAGATTACTTCCGACACCGTGGCCGAGGCGGTCAACGAGGTGCCGTTCGGCGACACCTCCGCCATCGGTACGACCACCACCTCGGGCGACTGGGAATTGGAGACTGGTTACGAGGACGCCTGGTCATCAGCGCGTGGCTACCCGCGAACCGTGACGTTCCATGAAAGTCGCCTGTGGTTTGGCGGCAGTAAGTCGCTGCCGAACACGCTTTGGGGATCTCGCGTTGACGACTTTTTCTCTTTCGAGATCGGCGATCTGCTCGACGACGACGCAATCATCATCACTCAGAACACCGACCAGGCCAATGCAATCGTGGCGATGCGCAGCGGGCGTGACTTGCAGTTGTTCACCACAGGCGCAGAATTTTTTATACCGCAAGCGGACTTGGACCCGATTACGCCCAACAACATGGCGGTGAAGGCTGCCACCAGGCGCGGTGCCTTGGCTGGCATCCGCCCTGCCGCGAGCGAAGGCGGCACGCTTTTCATCCAGAGAGAAGGCAAGGCGCTGCGCGAGTTCTCGTTCTCCGATGTCGCTCTCTCCTATGTCAGCGAGAACATATCCCTGCTCGCCTCGCACCTCATCGTCAATCCGCTCGACATGGCGCTCCGTTCGGCGGTCTCGACGAACGAGGGTGATCTGCTCCTGATCGTGAACGGCACTTCGACGGCGGACACCCGCAACGCCGCTGCGGCGCAGGGCGGCACCATCGCCGCCTTCATGCTGGACCGCTCCCAGAGCGTCGTCGCGCCGAGCTTTTTCGAGACTGACGGCAATTTCCTTAATGTCGGCGTCGATGTCGATGACATCTATGTCGTCGTCAAGCGCGACCTGCCGCTCAACGCAACCTGTACAATCACCGTTACCGATGCGGGTAATATTGCCGCTGATTCGACAATCACAATCCTGGAGAATGACGGCACTGCTACGACGATGACCGCGACAACGGATGATCCGGCTGGCGCGTTATTCTTTTCTGTTGGCGGGAGTCGCACGCAAAATGACATTGCCGACAACATCGCCGTCGGCACGGGCGGCGTGCTGGGCATCAACGCGCTCGACGGCTTCAGCGCGCCAAATCCTGCTGCCAATGTTGTGACCGTCACGCGAGCTACCCCTGGCGGCGATAACCTCACCGTTACAAGCTCCGATGGAACGCGCCTGGCAGTCACAGATTTCACCGGCGGCACAACAAGCAAATATTATCTGGAAGTGTTCGACGACGACCGCACCACGGATTCATGCCTGCAATATTTTGCGGGGGCGGTCGCTCCCGACCAAAGCCTGCCCGGATCGACAACCGCGAGCAGCCTGTCGCACCTGGAGAAGTATCTTTGCGCGGTGATCGTCGATGATGACATTCAAACCTCTAAGAGAGTTGCGAGCGGCGCAATCACGCTCGATGCGGCTGGTACGTCTTATCTGGAGATTGGTCTCGATTATACTGTCGAGGTGAAGACGCAGCCGTTCGAGCCGCGTCTCGCCAGCGGCAACGTCCAGGGCCAGCGGCGGCGCGTCATCGAGGCCAGCCCGATCCTCGACAATACACAGAACTTGAGTGTGAACGGCCACGAGATCCCGTTCCGCACGCTGCCCCTCACCTTGGGCCAGGGCGTGCAGCCGTACACCGGCATCAAGCGTGTCGCACCTCTGCTCG